GAATTAGAAGGTGGTGAGGCTGTTATAAATAAAAGAAGTACAGCAATGTTTAGCAGACAATTATCAGCAATGAACTCTGCAGGAGGTGGTGTTAAGTTTGCAGATGGTGGATTACTTAATCAGCCTTCATTTAGCCAACAACAATTCAATGCAATAGGTCAGAATCAAATGATGGGTGCAATGGGAAGTTCTAGTAAAGTAGTAGTAGTTGAAGCAGATATTACTGATAGTCAAAACTCAGTAAGTGTAATACAATCTGAAGCAACAATTTAATAATCAAAGAAATAAACAAATGTTTGTTGATAAGAAAACCAAGTTAGAGAGATTAGATATATGTAAAAGTTGTAGTTTTTACCGAAACTTTATGTTACTAAAGAAACCAAAGATAACAAGAGGTGCAAGGTGTGCTGAATGTAAGTGTTTCCTAGATGCAAAGACAGCATTAACAAAAGAGTTTTTTGGTAAATGTCCTAAAAATAAATGGTAAAACTTTACAAATGAATTTTAAAGAAATCGCTGAAAACTACAGTAAGCAAAAAAGAAACATGATGACTGAAGCAGTTATCAGAAACAAAAACCATACTAAAAACTTTACAACTTATCAAGCAGAGTCTTTAGGATTAATGTTTGCAGAATGGCATTTATTATTTCCTCAACATAAGCAAGATATGAATTGTACTTCTTGTAGAGCAGCAGTATGTAAGTTTTGGGAAACTATGGTAGATGAATGGATTGAATCTGAACAAACACCTAAAAAGAAAAATGCCTCAAAAAAAAGAAAGACAAAATAAGGTAGATGTAGTTAAAGACTTCATTGATATTTGTGGAGTTGAATTAGAAAAGCGATTTGGTCAATCACCAACTTGCAAGGATATGATACGACATCTTGTTGAGAAAGGTATAATAGACCCTAAGAGAGTAAGGAACTATATGATTATTGCTGACTTTGATAGAATGTTAGTAGGTAATGAAGGTAGTAGAACTTATACTTGGATGGACTTATCTATTAAATATAAGATAAGTGAAAGTCAGGCACAGAACATAGTCTACAAGGAAAGAAAGAAAGCAATTCCATCTAATAATATAACATACTAAAAGTTTTGTAAGAAAATTAGGTAAAATTAATTTCTTTAAACTCTATTTTTGCACCTATGAACGAAAAATGGTATAACATTCAGAACAAGGCAGGTCAAACTGCTGACATTTATATCTTTTATCAATTTACGCATTAACAGTTTAGGTGGAGATGTGTTTGATGGTATGGCAATGTATAATGTAATCAAAAGGAGAGAGGCTAAGACTACAGTTTATATTGAGGGTATAGCAGCGAGTATTGCTACTATTATTGCTCTTGGTGCTGATGAGGTTGTAATGGCAGAAAACTCTTTATTTATGATACATAATGCTTGGGGTGGAACAATGGGTGAGTCAAAAGACATGAGAAAGACTGCAGATACTCTTGATAAAATCACAAGTGAACTTACGGACATTTATATGAAAAAGACAGGATTATCTTATGATGCTCTTGCTGAGATGATGGATGAAGAAACTTGGCTAAATGCTAATGAGGCATTTGAGTTAGGTTTTATTGACACTATCTCTGATTCTATTAAAGTGGCTGCAAAGTATGATGTTTCTAAATTTAAGAACATCACACAAGAAGAAATACAGAATAAATTAAGTATTAATATAAATAACAAAAAAATGACTAACGAGTTAAAAGAATGGTTTAACAACAAAGTTGAGGAGATTGTTACTGCTGTAAAAGGTGATGTAAAAGTTTCTGAAGATGTTGCTGAACAAACTATGATAACTGTTAATCTAGGGGATAATGATGAAATCATGAATAAGATTTCTGAGTTTGAAACTGGTAACATTGAATTATCAAACAAAATTTCTTTGTTAGAGGAAGAATTAGTTGCTTCAAAAGGAACTAACGAAACTTTAACAGTAGAGGTTGAAGCGTTAAACGCTAAAATCAACAAAGCAGATGCTAAAGGTACAGAAATTGTAACTGAAGCAGACCCTGCAGTAGTTGAGAACAAAAAAGAAGATGCTAATGCAGGTTTTTACAATGCAATGGCAGAAAGAATGAGAAACAAATTTAATAATTAAAAAAATAAAAAAAAATGGCAAACGTAGCAAGTAAAGGAACTTTCGCAACATATAATGGTGCAAGTTTGAATGATATATTTTATGAGCCAGTATTTAGAAGTGATGAGATTATGCGTAACTATAGAGTTATTCCTAATGTAAAACATAAAATGAATGTTTACACTTCTGCTGCTCTAACTAAGATAGTAGAAAAACAAGAAGGATGTTCTGCAACAAGTGGAACAACACAATTTAATGTTGACAATAAAACAATTACTGCAGGTAGATGTAGAGTTGCTTTAGAGCAATGTAGTGATGAATTTTACGGAACTTACATTGAAGAAATGTATCGTTCTGGTGTAGATGTTAACAATATTGAGGGAACTCAATTAGCAGATGCAATCGTAAACAGAGCAGTAACAGGTATCGCTTCTGATGTAGTAAGATTAGCATGGGGTGCTGATACAGATATTACAACTCCTGCAGCAACAGCAGCAGCATACGACTTGATGGATGGTTGGATGAAATTAATGGCAGCAGAAGATGTAATTGAGTTTGCTGGAACAGAAGCAGCACCAACTGCAGCAGATGCAATAGGATTAATTAGAAATGTATATGACCAAGCACCAGCAGCACTTCAACAAGTAGCAGCAGGTGATAAGAAAATGTTTGTAACTCCTAAAATTTTCAACGCTTACTTAGCAAACCTAGAAGGTTCTTCTGCTGATTTAGCAATCGTTAATCAAGTAGATGGTATGCGTAGAGTAATGTTTAGAGGTGTTGAGTTAGTTCCTATGTACGAGTGGGACACTATCTTAGCAGATTACAATCCAGCATTATTTAATACTGTAGCAGGTGATGATGTTAACAATGGTGTATGTTACTGTGCAGTAGAGAACTTAATCATTGGTTCTGATGTAACTGACCCAGAAGGTTCTTTCAAAGTATTTTATGATGACTTAGAAGAAAAAATGTTCTTCAGAGGTTACTTCAAGTTAGGAGTACAGTACTTATATTCTTCTCTTGTTCAATGGGGAATTGTAGCATAACAATAATGTAATAATAGAGGGGAGGCTAGTCCTCCTCTCTTAATTACTTCTAATAATTAATAAAATAATAAAAAAATGGCAATAGATACAGGTTTAGCAATAGGTTGTGGGGATTTACAAGCAACTGGAGGTATAGAGCAAATCTTACTTAGAAGTTGGAATGATACTGATGCAATTACTTATGGTGCTACTGGAACACATAGTATAGCAAGTATTCTTACAGGTGCTTCAGATGCAGATTGGTTTGTGTATGAGTTTAAAAATGAAACTCCTGCATTAACTATCAATGCAACTAAAGAGAATGGCTCAACTGCTTTTGAGTGTGGATTAACTTTCATGTTACCTAAAATAGAATTAGCAAAGTTTAGCGAATTACAAGGTATGCTTAATGAGTGTATGATGGGGATAGCAAAAGACACAAATGGTAAGTATTTTGTTTTAGGTGTTTCTGAGAAATATGCTAACGAAGATGTAGCAAGTAGAAGTCAAACTTTCTTAAACTTAAGTGGATTTGAAGGTGGTACTGGTGCTGCTTATTCTGATGAGAATGGTATTACTGTAAGTTTAATGGCAAGACAATTTGAACTACCAAGAGAATATGCAGGTACTGTTACAGTTGATACTTTAGCATTAACTGCAACAACATAAAGATATAGAAATAGGTTGGACTTTGTTCGTAAAAAGTTTAACAACATTTCCCTATTAATATCTTTTTTATAATATGTGTGATTGTGAAAAAAAAGTTGTAGATTTATCACACTTAAAAATATATACAGTTATGGCAGAATATAAAGCAAAATTATCAGTAGGAACAACTTATAAAGGTGATTTTAAGATTAAGTGGGCTATAGCAACTCAAGAGGAGTTAGCGTATGCTTATGAAGATTTAGGAATGACCGATAAGGTAGAAAAATTATCAACTACAAAAACTAAAGATGAGCCAAAGAAAGCAACCAAAAAGAAAAAGTCAGGTAAAGAATCTTCAGACTCAAAAGAGTAATACTTTTGAATTTGGAGTTTTTAATTTAGCAATTCCTGAACATATTGA